AAATCCGGGATGACTCATGAATACGACATGCTGAAATCTTCGATTGATTTTGTCAGAGAGGTATACTTTTATCCCTCGAAGAGGTTCCCTGGCAGTGTAAATAGGAAAGATTTAGTTTCGGTTTCTTATTTGTCCGAAGAGCAACTAAAAGATTTTGATTTTTCAGACACGGTTGCTAAATTCAAAATATTGAAAATGATGAGTCGCGCCGGGATCAAAGGTGCTCGAAACGGTCGAGACACTAAAAACCCAAATAAATACAAATATTATTCTTTAAACATTAGACCAGTAAAGAGGGAAATTATGAAAAGGTGTTTGCCTCAATATAAGAATTATGATAATATAATTTTTGACAATAGAGAGGTTGAGGAAATTTTACTGGAAGATGGGAAGACAAATGAATATCTCGATAAAGTGAGACAAGCTATTTTTTAATATGTATTTTGAGGGAAAAAACTATTTTCATCTAGCCGGCGTAATCCCCGTGGCATCACAGCCTATGGATTATAATTTTCCATGGCACGACAGTTGTATGCCAATTTCGCAAAACTATCTGGCCATAGAGAAGGCCGCCGTCGAATGTGCTTACGCAGGTTGTGAGACAATATGGATTATATGTAATGACGACATGCAACCATTGATAAGGTACAGACTTGGAGACTATATCAATGACCCTGTTTGGAACTCTAGAAATAAAGATTATAGACCCTCTGAAAGTAAAAAGCAGATTCCAATATTTTATGTGCCGGTACACCCCAAGGATCGCGACAAAAGAGATTGCTTATCTTGGAGCGTTTTATACGGCGCAATCTCCTCGTACAACATTAGTAAACAGTTAAGCTCTTGGGTAATACCAGATAGGTACTATGTGGCTTTTCCATATGGCGTTTATCCTGTTGAGTTTTTAAGACAACACAGGGATGTGATTTCTAGCGGCAAGAGCTTTACTCTGGTCTATGAAGGCGAATCAGTTAAAGAGAATAAATACCTGGGTTTCACTTTTACCAATGACGACTTGGTGCTTCTCAGGAGGGCCCTGCGAGATAAGGCGACAGGTCTTTATGCTCCGACTCAGGGTACCGACTATCCACGAGAAAAATTACCCCTGGATGAGAGATATTCTGCTAGATTTTTTAACTTAGATGAAGTTTTTGGCCCATTAAATTTTGACAATTCATACTTAATAGATGTCGAATGGTATCACGGTATTGATAGCTGGGATAACTATTGTAATTTTTTGTCCTCAAAAGAATCCAAGGAGATCCAGAGGCCACCAAAGAATATATTAAGTTATCACGAATTTAATAAGATCGGAGAAGAAGATTAAAAAAGATCTTGACTTCTCATTAATATTGTGTTAGTCTAAGACTATAAAATAATTGGAGAAATAGTTTGTCTAAAAAGATACCCTTTACAGGGTTACACGCACATAGTGGCCTCAGCTTAAATGACGGCCTCGGATATCCCCAGGATCACATAGATTTTGCCCTTCACAACGGCTCAAATTCACTTGCATTGACCGATCATGGTCACATGAATGGTTTACCCTACCAGGTGATCCATGCGAAGAGACTGAAGGCAAATGGGGACAACTTTAAGCCAATTTTTGGTGTTGAAGCATATTTCTTACCTTCGCTAGATATCTGGCGAGAGGAATATCAAAAGGCAAAAAATGAAAAAAAGAAGCTGGAAGATAACATTTCTCTAAGTATTGAGGATGAAAGGGCTTCTAAACAGAAAATGACCAATATCCTCAAGAAAAGGAACCATCTTATTTTGCTCGCGCAGAACCAAACGGGTTTGAACAACATATTTAAACTCATATCGGAGAGTTACAAAGATGAAAACTTTTATAGGTACCCTCGTATTGATTATAGTCTTCTTGAGAATTATAGCACTGGAGTTATTGCTGCCTCTGCTTGTTTGGGTGGGGTCTATGCTGGTGATTATTGGGACAATCGTGACAGCGGTGAAATGGCTGGGGATGCTATTTTAAATGCAATGCGGGAGACAACCCGCCGCATGAAAGCAATTTTTGGAGACAAGTGGTATGGAGAATTACAATGGAACAACATCCCAGAGCAACACGAACTTAACAAATATATCATTCAAGTTTGTCGTGAGTTTGATGTTAAGCTTATCTCTACTGCTGACAGCCATTATCCTAATCCTGATGCTTGGAAAGATCGAGAACTATACAAAAGAATCGGATGGCTTGGCAAGGGAGGGCTGCCAGAGTATATGTCCGCAGAACTCCCCTCCGGCGTTGAAGAAATAGGATACGAACTTTACCCTAAGAACGGTGATCAGATGTGGGAATCATATCAGAAGTATTCTGAAATGTTAGACCAGAATTATGACGACGATTTAGTAAGGGATTCTATTGAGAGGACTGATTATATAGCTAACGATCTTATTGAAGATTTTCTCCCTGACAATGAAGTGCGTCTGCCCAAGTTTGTAGTGCCCGCAGGAAAAACAGACATCCAGACTTTAACTGAAAACTGTCTCACAGGTCTTAAAGAAAAAGAACTACAAGATAATTCAGACTATGTTGAGCGTCTGAAAGAAGAGTTAAACATTATCAAGGACAGAGGTTTTGCAAAGTACTTCCTGACCATGGAAGCTATAGCAGACAAAGCTACATCAGTCCAGCTGGCCGGCCCCGGTCGAGGCTCTGCGGCCGGATCATTGGTGGCGTATGTATTGGACATAACACAAATAGATCCGATCAAGTATGGGCTTTTGTTTTCTCGTTTTTTGAGAAAAGATGCGGTCGACTATCCTGATATTGATTACGACGTTTCAGATCCGATGCAACTTAAAGAAATGCTTATTGATGAGTGGGGTAGTTCTACCGTTGTTCCTATCTCAAACTACAACACGCTTCAACTTAGGTCGCTAGTTAAGGATATTTCAAAGTTTTACGATATCCCGTTCACTGAGGTCAATGTCGTGACAGGCAGGATGATCTCAGAGGCAACCCCAATTGCCAAACAGAAACACGGAATCAAGGCAGGGGTGTATGTACCGACCTTTGAAGAAGTGATGGAATACTCCGACAGCTTAAAAAAGTTTTTGGAAAAGTACCCTTATGTGAAGACGCACATTGTTGCTTTGTTAGGTCAGGTACGCTCCGTCTCCAGGCACGCTGGAGGTGTCGTTATCGGGGAAGACCTGGATAAATGGATGCCGCTCGTTAACAGTGGTGGTGTGAGGCAGACCCCGTGGTCAGAAGGTCAGAATGTAAGACACTTGGAGCCCCTTGGTTTCATCAAATTCGATGTCCTGGGTCTTGCTTCTCTTCGCATGATTGAAGGGGCCGTCAAACATATTTTAAAGCGCCACCATAACAACCCCAACCCTACTTTTGAGGATGTGAAAAAATTCTACAACGAAAAACTTCACCCAGACATTATTAATTTAGAAGATCAAGATGTGTATAAAAATATCTTCCATAAGGGAAAGTGGGCAGGTGTCTTCCAATTCACAGAGAAAGGAGCACAAAAGTTCTGTACAAAGGCAAAGCCAAAAAATATAATTGATATCTCCGCTATCACCTCGATTTACCGCCCTGGGCCCCTAAGTGCCAACGTAGATAAAATGTTTGTGTCGGCAAAAAAGAACCCCCGCGATGTGGAGTATGTTAACAAACTTGTCAAAGAGGTGACAAAAGAAACCTACGGATTTTTGATCTTCCAAGAGCAGATCGCTTTGCTGGCCCATAAGCTTGGCAAAGGCATTTCTTTGGACGAGGGCAACGAGCTTAGAAAGCTATTAACTAAAAAAGGTACGGGAGACCATGAAAAGAAAAAACTTAAAATCTACAACAAATTTGTCGACGGTTGTGTCTCTAAAGGATTATCTAGAGAGCAAGCCGGCGAACTTTGGCAAAAGTTCGAATATTTCTCAGGATATGGTTTTAATAAGTCCCACGCTGTTAGCTACAGCATTCTTAGCTATCAGTGTGCCTATCTTCTTAATTATTACCCCTCTGAATGGGTTGCTGCGTTTCTCGACAAAGAACCGGAGTCAAGAAAAGAACGAGCCATAAACACTGCAAAATCTATGGGGTTCAAAATAGAGCCTCTAAATATCAATACTTCAGGCGAGGTTTGGGAGATTTCAGAAGATGGCAAGACCCTTATTCAGCCTTTAACATCGATAAAGGGTCTCGGAGAAAAGGCTATTGAGCAAATATTAGAACACAGGCCGTTTAACACAATCGACGAATTATTGTTTAACGAAGAGATTGTCTATGGAAAATTAAACAAAAAGGCCCTTGATGTTCTTTGCCGCTCCGGAGCATTGGATAAATTAACGGATGAGAGGTTCAACGGCATGAAACACCTTTGGTCTGCTGCAATTGCAGATCGCCCAAAGAACGCCAAGAAATTCGCGGAGAACATAGAATTGTATCGTGAAGAAGGTGAGTTTACAAAGGAGGAAAAGGTTATATATCTTTCAGACTTAACTGGCATCTTTCCAATGGACCTCGTGTTGAGAGAGTCCACTCGAAATAAATTAAGAGAGATGTTTGTTCCTCCAATCTCAGAGTATGACCCGGACCTTCAGCTGGTCTGGTTTGTTCCTAGGGAAATCAACAAGAGAAAAACAAAGAATGGCCATGATTATTGGGTTGTCAATGTTATTGACTCAAACAACGTTGTCACACATATTAAATGCTGGGGGGTACGAGAAAGAGATAAAATTTTGCTTAATCGACCCTACATGGCAAAGCTTGAGTATGATGAGCAGTGGGGGTTTTCTACTCGCTCCATTAAACACAATTTTAAACTGATAGGATAGGAGAAAAAATGAAATTAATAAAAGTTTATAAGATTAGATCCGAAGCTAAATTGCCCGTCAGGGCACACACAATGGATGCGGGCATGGACCTCTTTTATTGCCCAGATCCATCCCTAGGATCAAATTGCATATGGGAGGAAAAGGGGATAAGATATTTTCGCATTCCACCTGGGGTTTCTTGTCTCGTGCCAACTGGGGTAAAAGTTGAGGTACCTCCGGGGCACATGCTGGAGATTAAAAATAAGTCTGGTATTGCTCATAAACAAAAGTTATTAGTTGGAGCCTGTGTGGTTGATACTGGGTACACTGGAGAGGTTTATGTTAATCTTCATAATATTGGTGGAGAAACAAGGCATATTTCTCCAGGCCAGAAGATAGCTCAAGCAGTGTTGACTCCTGTAGTGTTGTGCCAAGTTGAAGAGACTTACACCGACCCTTCTGATAAGAATACAGACCGAGGCTCCGGGGGCTTTGGAAGTACGGGGTTAGTATAATATGTCTAAATTAGGAAGAAAAATAAGAAGAAAACAAGCCAAAGAAAAGAAAAAAATGGCAGAAAAAGAAATGGCCCAGAAGATTGGGATGTTTGACAAACTGCCAGACGAATGCCTTGTTTGTTTTAAACCATTTGACAAAAAGGATAAAGAAATGGTACAATCATGGTGTGTTATCGTGAGAACAGAAAGCAAGAAAGTGAACCTTTACTGTCCAGAATGTTGGTCCAGGGCCAGCGGTATAGTTAAGCAATTAGAAGGAGAAATAAATGATAATTAACTCAGACGGTCACATTTTAGGAGAATTTGAAAATACAGTTAGTTTTGATGATGTGCTTTTAGTGCCGAACTATTCAGATATCGAAAGCAGATCTGAGATTGATACTTCAAACTACCTGGATGATTACACATATTTGGGTTTACCCATTTTGTCCAGCCCCATGGATACAGTTACTGAAACTGATATGGCTACCGCTATCAGTTCCTCTGGTGGATTGGGTGTGATTCACAGATATAATACTATCGAAGAGCAAGTTGAGCTTGCAAAGAAGGTAAGAGGCCACGTTGCTTGTGCAGTTGGTGTTACTGGAGACTACGAAGCCCGTGCTGCCTCCTTGGTTGAGGCTGGTTGTCGCATCCTGTGTTTGGATGTTGCACATGGTCATCATATGCTGGTTCGTAAGGCATTAACCACGCTCAGGAAGGCATTCGATCATAAAACTCACAAAATTCATCTGATGGCGGGTAACGTTGCAACTCTAGAGGCTTTTAACGATCTGGCAGATTGGGGCGCTGACAGTGTGAAAGTTGGAATCGGTGGTGGCTCAATTTGTTCAACAAGAATTCAGACCGGACACGGTATGCCCACTCTCCAATCTGTCTTGGAGTGCGCTAAAAGTGATAGAGACGCAAAGCTAATTGCGGATGGTGGCATAAAAACAAGCGGAGATATTGTGAAGGCCCTCGCTGCCGGCGCAGATTTTGTAATGCTGGGCTCACTTCTGGGAGGTACAGATGAGAGCCCCGGAGAGATTTACACCTCCATCGATGGGAAAAAATATAAAGCTTATCGAGGCATGGCCAGTAGAGAGGCTCAGGTTGATTGGAGAGGAAAGGTTGGATCCCTGGAAGGCATTGCAACAACTGTCCCATATAAAGGCTCGGTCGTTAAAATACTGGAGGACTTAACACGCGGCATCAGGTCTGGCTTTTCGTATTCTGGAGCAAGGACTATGAGAGAGTTCCACACAAAAGCAAGATTTATCAAGCAAACGTCAGCTTCGCAAATAGAAAGCTCAACTCACATTTTGAGGAAGAACAATGTCTGAGACTGGTGATCCCGGAAATATCAAAAGAGTTATCTTTGAGGATACGGACAAAAGACATGCAGATTTGAAAATCCGTTTACACTATGATGAGATAAAACAAGGTGAATTCTTTAGATTAATGTTAACTGGATATGTTAATCAAGATGAGAGGATAGTGAATTATATTGAAGAATATAAAGAACTAAAGAAAATCCAAAGCAAGAGAAAGATTACAGATTCCCGCCGACTTCGTAAAAAGGCGCACGAAATCGAAAGTAAGTTTGCTTTGAATCCAGAGGAGGTTGAAGATATATTTGATTTAATTGAAAAGGAGAATCAAGATTTATGAGCGATAAAAATAACCCGAGAGAATGCAGTACGCTTTGCGTCAGAAAGAATGTTTCATGCCCAGTAATGGATTGCAAACATTGGATTGAGCATGAAGATGATTTAAACTGTGTCTTAGTAGCCATTGAAAAGCACGGCTCAATGACACTGCGAGAAATAGCCGATAGGATGCATTTAAGCTTTGTCAGGGTTAAACAAATACAAGACAAGGCAATACAGAAAATATCAGCCAACAAATCAAATGAAGATTTTGATTTAAAGTTATTTGAAGACTATATAAAAGAGGGTAACAACTTTTTAAGCGAAGACTCTAAAAACAAAGAGCTTTTTGAGGACTAACATACTATTTATGTATAGATTCTGTCGAACCAAACCTTAAAACCAGGAGAAAAATTATGGCAAAAGACAAAGATTTACTTACCGAAGGTCAGATGAACCGTTGGGCAAAGCTTGCGAATATTAAATCATCTTTAAATTCGGGCATGCTCACTGAAAGCGTCGCCCCGGTCAAGGAAGAAGAAGCCGTTAACGAAGACGAGACCGTTAAAGAAGAAGAAGCCGTTAACGAAGAAGAGACTGTTAACGAGAAAGAAACCGTAGAGGAGAACCTTGAGGATCTCGAAGACGAAGATGAAATGCTTGATGATCTTGGAGACGAGGCACCTGAAGAGGATATGCCTGTCGATGAAGGTACCGTCGAGGAATTGGTTTCGGCAATCGCCGGCGCGATTCAAGACGTAACTGGTGTCGAAGTAAACGTAGAGGGTGATGCCGAGGAAGATCTCGAAGGCGATGATTTCGAGCCCGCCGAAGACGAAGATCTTGGCGACGACGACGAGCTTATGGAAGGCGACGGTGGCGAAGTCAAATATAAAGGTACAAAGGGTGGAGCCTCTCATTACGAAGGCCCAGAAACAGTGATCGAGCCTCAAAAGGTGACACGCTCTAAGGAAGGTGTTTATTCCCCAGACAAACCTACGGAAATCACTGGCCGGGCAAAACCCACGAAAGAGGGCCTTGTACAAGAGCAAATTGAAGCTGTAAGAAATTACATTATTTCGGAAGTTGCGAATCGAGTTCGCGCAAGAGCACAACATGAGGCACAGAAGCAGCAGCTTGCTGAGTCTCTTGCTGATAAGATCTTTGCGAAACTTCGCAACAAGAAGGGTTAATATCCCATGCTTGATGAGGGTCCTGCCAGATGTCTGCCATGTCTCTCAAAGATGTACGGTGTCTCAAAAAGCGCGCTGCTCTGAGCGCCCACATTGAGGCAAAAATCCCTGGTTTTAGGATCGTTAAAAAGGACAAGAGTTTTTTTATGAAGCTTTTGTCCTTTTTTTTGTTTTTTAATAGAGACTTCATGACGCGATATGTTACTACAATTTATCCTAAAGTTTATGTACCAAGCTGGTGGGGAAAAGAAACTAAAAACAAAAGCTTGGAAATAGAAATTTTGGCTCACGAGTACGTGCACTTGTATGATAGAAAAAGGTTGGGCATGTTATTTAATATAATATATTTATCCCCTCAGGTGTTTTCACTTCTAGCTATAGGTGCGATTTGGAACACTTGGTTCTTGTTAGCTCTATTGTTTCTTCTTCCCTGGCCCAGTCCGGGCAGAGCTTGGTTGGAATTTCGAGGGTACAGGGTCAGCCTGTTGATGAAATATTGGATATTGACCAGCCTCAGCCCAGACAAAGAAAAGATTGTCTGGCACTATATAAACAACGACGCCCTTGAATGGACATTAGACCAGTTTATAAGTTCTAATTATTATTTTATGTTTCCATTCAGATCGTTTTTGAGAAAACGCTTTATTAATGAATTAAAGTGTGTTACAATGGATGATAATAATTTATCTGATGAACTAAAACGATTAAAAGAGATAGCACTGAGGTAATATGTTGGAACAATACAATGAAGCTTTGTGGTTTTTCACTGGCGTTTTCACTTATAGAATTTTGTCGACCCTACTGACTTATGGTCATATGGCGGAGTTTGTCAAGTCGATTAATGAGCAGATGCTAAGGATGCTGGGCTCTATGGCGACAGATATCGCTTTTGCGAGACACTTAAAATATACTTATTTAGAAGAAACCGGCGCAACAAAAGAACAGGTTAATGAAGTTAAAGAAATAGATGAGAGATCATTTATGATCTGGCGCACTATGTGCATAGCAAATATGCACCTCCACTGTCCAAAGATTTATAAGAACACTATAAAATTTTCTGACTGGAAAGGCGCTATGGAAGAGCTAGAAAAAATCTACAAAAAGGAATTATCAGCAAAAAAACGCTGATTTTAAAAAGGAACAAATTGAAAAAAAACAAAACACTCTCTAATAAAGAAGAAGAAGCCACACAGTCAGAAGAGGGCTCACAGATATTGTTGCTCGATTCATCGTATGGCCAGTCACAGGAAGATCCAGCCGCAAAAATGAGGACCATAAGTTTATATGGTGAAGTTGACGAAGAAAGGGCATCGGAGGTAATTTACTCTATGTTATACCTTAGTTCCGTCGGATATCTCGCGGAACAACAAGACTCCGAAGAGAAGCAAGAGCCAGAAATAATTTATGACCCGATAAAATTTTTAATATCGACATATGGAGGCTCAGCCGCTGAAATGTTTGCCATATATGATACAATGCGCCAACTCAGGGGTGATTGCGAGATACACACCCACGGGATAGGCAAAGTCATGTCTGCTGGTGTGCTACTACTGGCCGCCGGCACAAAGGGCAAAAGGAAGATTGGTAAGAACTGCAGGGTCATGATGCATGCAGTCGCCGGCGCAAGCTACGGATCAATACACAACCTTGAGAATGAAATGGACGAAATCAAGTGGCTCCAAGAGCAACACACCAAATGTTTGATTGAAGAAACAACCATGACTCGCAAACAAATTAAAAGAATGTTAGCAAAAAGAATGAATGTCTATTTAACTGCAGAGGAGGCTATCAAATTAGGTATTGCCGATGAGATAGTATAAAACTAATTAATATTATGAAACTAGAAGAAAACATTGAGAAATTTTTTAAGAACGCTTCTGCAAAACCTGCTGCAGACTTTAACCTTTATAATGTCGTGTTAGAAGAGCTTCAAAAGTACGAACAAGCGCTGATCGTCGAGCGCGAAGCTCCTGGGGAGGACGTTTCCATCAACTTGGCCTGGGACGGTATCCCGTTCTTGTCTGCCGATGAGATTGGCTGGGGCGGCGGATCCACGAAGAGTCAAAATGCAACTGATTCAAGGAAACAGATTGAACGCTTCTTGAAGCAGGTGGGGGCACAGAGGTATGACGTTAAATCTAAATTAAAATATCTTGAAGCCTTCTTCTCAAAATCAGAGGCCACAGGCGCCGCACGTCAAAGCTTAAAAGCTGCAGGTGTAAATCTGGACGACCCGAGGCAAACAATCGCAAAGATTCTAAGCTATTTGACGTTCTATAAAACATTAACAATGATCCTTCAAAACTTTAATGCAGCATCTGCAGGCTTTACGTTCGAATCTTTCGTTGCTGTGCTTCTTGGTGGCAAGCAGGTGCCAACAGGCAATCAAACCATCGCAGACCTCACAGCAAAGTCCGGTCGACCAATCAGTCTGAAGCTTCTTGATGAAAAAAGTGCGACAGTTGAAGGTTCGCTAAGAGATTTAGTTAACGATTTTGCCGGCTTAGGTTCCAAACCCGTATCTGCCATGCGTTATATTGTTGTTCTCAAAGATCTACAAGGAGACGGCCCAGAGCTAGAAGGTGTAATCAAGTTTTACCAGTTTGATTACACAATCGACACCATATTACATTACCTTACGATACCAACAGGCGAGCAGGAAAATAATTTGAGACTTCCAGTTTCTGTCATACAGGGTCAAGAAGAAGAGGAAATCCCAGCCGCCCGGGCGTTTGGAGAGCTTTGGTCAGAGAATTTTGATGAAGCCCTAGAACAAGCAAAGCAAGAGATTGAACCACCTGAGGGAGGCTGGCCAGAAGAAACCAGAGACGCAGTGCTTAGCGGCTTTGATGAGTCCGGTAAAGCTGTCTCAAGAGGTTGGAAAGACCGCGCTGGGATAATTCACACAGGTGGTGCGATCACAGCCAGAATTAACAAGGCGGGGAACCCCGTGTTGGCTGATCTGAAGCCTTATGTGAACTTGCAGAACGAGGTTCACAGGATCGTCACAGGTCTAGCCGCCGCGAGCAAGGGCGAGTTTGATGTAGCCACCAAAGCAAGAACCAGATTTCAGGCAGCGGTACAAAATTATGCACCGAACAAGGAATCAATAGAATATTTGAGAAGCATCCAAAGTGATCCGGAAGTATTCTGGAAGACAATGATGAAAACCTATGGGTATGTTAACAAAAAACAATGGGGCTTAACACGCACAGCTATTCAGAGGGTACCAGAAGAATCGGACGAGAAAGCATATCTTGGTCGTTTGTTTATTGGGCGCGCCGTCTTAGAAGAGATGGTTAACATGTGCAGGGATACGATCAATGAAAAGGTTTTTGAAATCTTCAGAGAGTTGAAAGTCCTAACCGAGAATCTCCAGGCTTACTTTGCTGAAGGCATGCAGAATAACGTCGCAGACCAAGCAATACAAGCTTCTGAAAACATTGGAGAAAAGACCGCAGAGGTCGCAAAAGAGACCGGCGCAGAAGAACCTTAATTTTTGACTTTACATTTTTGAAATAAGTGTTATAATGTATGTAATTGAATGTGAGGTTTTAAATGGCTAAGAAGTATAACTCTGGCTCTAATTTACAAGAAAGTATCTTGAATGGTGTCAATATTTTGGCGGATAATGTGGCTTCCACTCTGGGTCCAAAGGGTCGCAATGTGATTCTGCATGCCAAGGGTCAAAACCCTATCGTAACTAAGGATGGCGTGACCATAGCAAAGTTTGTTGACTTAGAAGACCCCTTTGAGAACGCCGGCGCACAGATCATCAAACAAGCGTCCGCACAAACAAATGCAGACGCCGGCGACGGCACAACTACAGCGACTGTGCTGGCTCGCGAAATGCTGGTACAGGCACAAAGATATCTAACCTCCGGAGCCTCACCAATAGAGATCAAAAGGGGCATGGATAAGACTCTGGAGGTCATTGTAGAAAACCTAAAGGATATGGCCAAGCCAATTATGAGCGAGGAAGATATATCTCATATTGCAACAATTTCTGCTAATGGTGACGAGACAATAGGAAAACTAATATCTACTGCAGTTGATAAGGTCGGAAAAGATGGCGCTATCACGGTGGAAGAGGCCCGGGCCCTGGAAACCAGCCTGGACCTGGTAGAAGGTTTCAGGTTTGACTCCGGTTATATTTCACCAGAGTTTATCAATGATGAGCGCCGTGGTGCTGTAAAGTATACGGAGCCCCTCATATTAGTCACAGATGAGCACATAGAGGTCGTCGACGATATATTGCCAATACTTGAGGTTGTGGCAAGAGAGTCACGACCATTTATTATCGTAGCTGAAAACATTGAAGGTCAAGCATTGGCAGCGCTCATCATGAATGCGATTCGAGGCACAATGAAAATTGCAGCTGTGAAAGCTCCGAGGTACGGTCAGGAACGCCGAAACATCCTGAATGATTTAGCGCTGTCTGTAGGGGCCACTATTGCCTCTCAAAAGGCCGGCCTAAAACTTAAAGACGTAAAGTTGGAACATCTGGGCACAGCCAAGACCATCGAAGTCCAGAAAAACCTTACAACGGTCGTCGGCGGAAGCTCGGACCCAGACTTGATTGACAAGAGAATAGAATCACTAAAGCTTGAACTAGAACAAACAGAGTCCATGTATGAGTGCGAAAGAATCCAAGAACGAATAACTAGGTTGTCCAGTGGGATTGCAATAATAAGAGTTGGTGGTTCTACCGAGGTCGAGATGATAGAAAGAAAACATAGAATCGAAGATGCGTTAGAGGCAGTCAGATCCGCCCAGCTTGAAGGTGTGGTGCCTGGCGGCGGTATGGCGCTCATCCGGGCATCCAAAGCATTAGAGCTAGATCTAAACAATGAAGATCAGGAGTTCGGAGCGAGGGTGGTCGTTGAGGCCACCCGAGCCCCAATAAAGCAGATGGCACTAAATGCCGGCGTGTCTCCAGATTTAATTATCAATGCGGTGCTAACGTCGGAAGAGGGTATAGGGTATAATTTCTCTACTTATGAGTTTGTCGATCTGATTGAACACGGCGTTATCGACCCAGTTAAAGTGACAAGACTGGCTTTGCAAAACGCAGTCTCAGTTTCCTCAGTTTTGTTGACAACAAATTACTCTATCGTTGTCGTTTAAAGATATCTCCAGACTATTTATATATGACCAAAACACAGGAGACATTAAAAGATGAGTGAAGACACCACTGCTTTCGTGGCTGAAGTCCTTGAATTAGGAGGGAAATTTGAGCGCATGCTTGACGCCATTGAGGTGGTGAAGGGTAAGCAGGATGACATGGCCTCTGATGTGCGCGAGATAAGGGAAGCGGTTTACAACCCGGATCAGGGCATTTATGCAAGACTTCGGGAACTGGAAAGTTGGAAAGAGACCTCCACCAAGCTCATATGGTTAATAATCACCAGTATGGTTGGCCTGACGACTGCATATGCATGGGCACAGATCGTGTCACCCGGATAAAGATGTAAAATGAGGAAATGTACACTTACAAACAAAAAAAGAAAAAGGTTTTAATAAAAAATAAAACAATTAAAAACCGAGTGGATTCGCTCTTGAGTGAGGACGATGTGACAGAGCATACTAAAAGTTTTTTACATTCTTTAGAAAAATACATCAATGACAACGGCGGCTTGACCGAAAAGCAATACGGCGCCTTGAGGGAAATCGAAGTTAACATCAATGAAAAGAAGTCGTTGGGCCACAGGGAGTGGTTAAAAACCTATGACGGAGAAAAAAAGAGAATTGTAAAAATCTGTGCACAATATTATGAAGCTAATCCGCCATACTTTGCCCATCTTGTACAGCAAATATTGAAAGATCCAGATTTTATTCCAACGAAAACTCAGTACCGTGCCATGTGCGAGAACAAATATGCTAAAAAGGTCTTGACGGCAGCATTTTCAAAACCTGTGTTCAAAAATGGAGATGTCGTTCAAATCCGCAAAACCGCGCCTTGGGAACTGAAAAAGAACCTTGCAATAGTAATAGAATCTAAAGAATCGCCGGTCGTCAGCGCCGCCAAAGGTGCGAAACCATATATCATTTTGCCGGTTGGTGAGAAAGAATTTATTGAATGCGAAGAAAGGCATTTAAAAAAAGCAAAAAAGACTTGACAAAAAGTCTAACTTGTTATATACTAGTAAAAAATAGGAGTGTGAAATGAGAGTTAATATATCTTACTCGGTGGACTTGGATGAAGTCCCAGAGAAGGTTTCTGAACTTGCTTCCAAAGAAATTTCATTGATGAAAAAAGAGTTGGTGCCATCCTTAGAGGACGCTATTGGCGTCTTGATGTTGCCCAACGTTGATATTAACAGAGTTGTCACCGCAGTGTCTGAATTTCAGAAGGCGGGATCAGAACTTGAAAAAATCATCATGAAAATAACCGACTGCACAAATATATTGTCAGGTTTCTTGGAAGCAAAAATTCATATGGCTAATGGGTCAGGTGAGAGAGAGGAGCCCAAAGAAGCAGAGGTCCTAGATGAAGAACCATCTTAAAAAAGGAGAGTTGGTTTTTCTACCCTCAGACATAACACTCATTAAAATGAAAGACGGTGACAACGCCTCAATACATAGCTGGACGAGAACCAAAGAGCCACGACACGCATTGGTGGTCGGGACAAAGATGGACACTTATGTTGAGATTCTATATGACGGTGCAAGTTGGTTGGCAAGACCAATCGATTTGTACCCTTTGATAAAAGGAAGGAGCTTATAATGATAATAAAATTTGTTGAAGTGTATGAGACAACAAAAACACACACACAAGATGCTGATAGGACCTACTCATTGAGAGAAGTCTTTATAAACCCGGGCCACGTAGTTTGTGTCCGGACAGATGCCGGGTTTAAACAAAGATTACAGGAAGGTCAACTGCCAGAGGGCATAGATAATCGACAGGAATTTAGCCGAGTATACCTAAACAGAGGGCAAGTGGGCTTAGATATTGTCGTCGTCGGCGCCCCGTCGCTAGTCGAGCAAAAATTAGCTCGTTCTGGTGCTAAGCAAAAAGTTCTGAAGGGCTGAATATATGACCGACGACAATGGCGTCAAAGATCATACCAATTTGTCAAAAGATCTTTGCGTGACACAGATGTCTGAATCGGGCAAGATAAGGCAATTGATCAGGTACCTCATCGAAGAGAACGCAACCTTAGAAGAATCTTGGGAAAGCAAATTAATGCCCGCCCTCTGCGAGTACTATGCCGCTGTGCATCAATATTATGAGTTATTGACGGAGGTTCTATTTGAGTCACCACCCAACGAGATACGCCCAGAATACCTAAAAGTAGACATGGTTAAAGTAGAAACCTTGCGCGCCCACGTCTCCCTCCTACAACTTAGTGAATACAATTTAGCATACAATTATGGTATCTCGTTAACAATTCATTAGTTTTACAGTAAAACCAACTATTTACTTAATATTACAATTGCAGGGATAATTTTTATGAGAATGAATAGAAAACAATTGAAAAAAATAGCCAAAGAAGAAACCGACAAAATCATCAAGGAGAATAAAACATTAATCTCCGAGCAGCCTGCGCCCCCCGACATGTCCTCTCAGATAATGCAGACCGTGAGCCCAGCCTTGGAACAAGTCCAGCAGTTGTTTGTCCAGGGGCAGCAAGCGGCCGAGATTGGCAATCAAATGGTCGGTACGGCAGAAATAACCCAACAGGCATTGATGCAAGTCATGACGATGTTGCAACAGCAACAGGCCCTGGAAGCAGAACAATCGCAGGCACAAGCTAAGGCTGAAAAACACCAGGCCCGAGCGGAAACCCAGGTGGTTGAAAACACAGGCGTGACCGCTGATGATCTTATCAAGGCGGTCAGGGAATCTGCGCTCATTGAACAAGAAGTGTTTGCTTCTTCTGATTTGAACAGGGTTTACAAGGTGGATCTGAAAGTGGTTATCGACAAAGACTTGAACTTCAAAGATCTTTTCAATAGTATCAGAGCAATTGAGGGGGTTACAGTTGTGTCCACAGAGGCGGAATCTCAGGCTGCATCCCCAACGTTGCAAAGGAGCGTACTAACAATTAAGTTTCTAAAGGGCCCTCGCTCTGTTAAACATTACTTATCGCTTCTTAACCAAGCGGTTAAAAGACTCAGAGGTGTAAAAAGCACGTCCCTTGGCACGGTGAAGTTGTTAAAAGATGCATAGCCTATTCGAGAACTGGAGGAGATTTTTAGAGGAAAATCAGCAAGGCACTATTTTGGCTATTTTTGGGCCATCCGGTTCAGGAAAGTCCAGACAGAAGAATATATTTAAGGACAATGGGTGGAAGGAGATTGTATCTTTTGTTACCAGGCCACCCAGGGGTGAAGAAGACGTTGAATACGAATTCGCGACCGAGGACGAGTGGAAAAATGAGTTCGATGAGGGAAACTTAGTTAACACAAATGAGTATGGCGGAAATTTTTACGGGACTAAAATCTCAGATTTAAGAAATGCAGATAAGGCCATATTAGTTACAGACATCACTAATATTGATGGTTCTCGTGGCGAGAGCGATCTAAATAATGTCGCAGCCCGAGAAGGCAAAAGATTAATTTTACTTTTTTCAGCTCCACCTGCAGAAAAAGAATTAATTCGCAGACACAAAGAAAGATTAGATTCAGGGGAATATTCAGGCCCAGAAGAATTTGAGATGAGGGTCCAAAAAGCTCGTGAAGAATCAGACACCATGCAAGCAAAAGTAAATGGGCTAAGTGCCGAAGTTCATACTATTTATAGTGACGAAGACGCAGAAAAGTTAGCGAGGACTTTGGCATGAAACTTCTATTTGAAAATTGGCGAGAGTATTTGAATGAAGATGACAACAATCTATTTTATCACTCTACTCCGCCATGGCAAGCAGGAGCAATAGAGGAGAACGGATTAAAAACCAGTTCTGGAGGCCTCGGATTCTCGATTGCTGGTACGTGGGCCGATGAAATTTATGGCAACCGCCCCATATACCTGTCCGTAGAGCCTGGCAAGGGCGGCGGCAGAGAATATGAGGGAACAGTGTTTGAAGTAGATACAACAGGACTTCAACTTTATCCTGATCTACCCACACTTGTTGATTACGGCGCGTATGTTGAAGAAGAGGGTGTGTATTGGGAGCCCGAGGCCGAACCAGAAGAGATGTCACCCTTTGTCGACGGCGACGGAATGTTGTATTTTGAGGATCTTCTTGCCCCTGGCCATCCCGCAGCGAATGCTGTCATGGCAATGACGGGAACTGCGGTTTCTTTAAGCGACATCTCCCCCGACAGGATAAAAAGAATATCATGAACATAGAATATATTAAGCATAAACAAAGGCAGTTGGAAAAAAAATGGCGCCTCGCAGAAAAACTGGAAGCTGAAAAAGAAGCTAAAAGAGAAGCGGAGATGCAAGCCGAGGCCCGCAGGCAAGAAGAAATCGCCGCACGTAAAAAACTCCTTCAGGAACAGCAGGAATCCGAGCGCCTTCGCCAGAAACATGCTCGAAAAAAAGAAAAAATAGCAGAACAGAAATGGGATAAACAAGTCAATACTTTGCTAGCTCAGGTGGAGGATTGTCTCCAAGAAGATAATAGGCTTGAAGAAATAAGGATCATAATTCAAAATCGTGAACCCTCCCTTCAAGAGCTTGATTGGGCTAGTTGGTTATCTGATCCCCTTAACCAAGAACTGGCTGAATTAGACTTTAATCACGCAGTGGAGATGTTTAAGCGCGACAACTTGTTAGCAAAACGACGCCATGGAACGCGCCGCTTGAAAAAACATAATTACGCATTACAATTTACTGGTGATACTGGAGCAACTGCCAGAGCGGATTTAGTAAGTACTGATTTTACTCCTAATGACCCTACAAATAAAGGCTTTGCGGAAGGCTCTGGTAGAAAACCACTTGCAGAATCAGGATTTACTATATCTTATTGGTATAGACCAGATGAACACACAAGTGATGCATTTGCTATGGGGTGGAAAAGGGAAGATAATGCTAGATTTTCTTTTGGTATGAGAAATGCAGCAAGGCCATATTTCGGTATAGGTAGTAATACATTTGGAACTTATGGTGGTCACAACTCTTGGGTGACGATGATGACGAACTCAGGATTCTCAGCTGAACACAATATTGACGACTTTCTTGATGGAGATTCTAATTTAATATTGGGGAATTGGTATCATATTGCAATAACATATGTAGGTAGTGATAATGCAGATGAAACAGCAAGGTATCGTAGAATATATTTCAATGGCAAACAGATATATGGATATAATTCTGAAGCAATAGGTACTGATTATAATGACTGGCACAATGTTGACCGTACTGGTCTTATTAGCTGGCCAACAACTAATTTAGATGCACGGATGAGTCGTGGTTTTAGTTTTGGAATGCGTGCATTAAAAGGTACTGGAACTATTGTTGCTAGTGATG